GACCGTTTGCTTAGTTACTTTCTTATAGATGTTCCTGAAATCGTATTTAATAATTTCATCAATTGCTCTCTCAATTTCCAATTCATTTTCTTCTTCTGACAATTGATCTGAAGTTCGAGCAATTCTTGCTAAATACGAACAAGTATTGTAACCTTTTTCCACATCAAACAAGAACCAAGAAGTGAACTGTTCGAATGGATTGTATGGGTTATCAAATGTTGTTAACATGCATTTAGACATTAACAATTCACTCCTTTCCTTTTAAGTATTTTGATACGGTAGAAGGGGAAACACCAATAGCTTTAGCTATATCAGCCGTACTGTAACCAGATGCGTTCATTGCTGAAATCTTATTGATTTTAGCTGTACTCAAAGAAGTTGTTGTACGAGGAGTAGCTCGTTGTCTAAGATCATCAATGTCAACATGATTAAGTATTTCTGTAAGCTTGTTTTCACTTATAGCTCCTGCTTGAATGGCTTCCCATTCACGATCAGTAATCTTTATGGTCTCCCTCTTGGCTCCAACAGCAGCACGAGCCCTAGTTAGCTCTTGTTGTTTGAGTTTCTTTATTTCGCCAGGAGTCATATCAGGATTCTCCTGTTTTTTAGCATTGAAGGCCGCATTAGCCATGACTTGGGCCTTCCGCTCACGAGGGGCGTTCTTTAGGGCCACGTTAAGCTTAGCATATAAGGAGTCTACTTCCTTTTGATAGGTCTTCTTGGCGGAGGATGAGTACTCTATCTTACCAGTTGTAACCATCTCCTTACGGGCCTGATTAGCTAGAGCTTTCATACGATTGGCATATTCGGCGTAAAGTCTTTCGGCCGGAGTGTTAGCATCTGACACAAGAGTAAATGCGTCATCAGTTTCCGCCATCCTAGTAGACTTCTGAGTACGGACACGGGTTTTTCCAGTCTTAGGATCTGTATACTCTTCTTTTACAGAGTTCCAAATTAAAGCTCCCTCAGGTCTACTTGGATCATACCAATCTTTTCCAACCTGATTAATTTTTGGACTTCCTTTTCGCTTTAAGACAGATACTTCAGACTTAGCTCTAGAAATTAAAGTTGCAGCGCCTTCGTGATAACGGCCTTCATTATCATAAGTTCCTTGATACTTTTTCTTAAGAGAAGCGATACCATTGTCGATTTCGCTCTTTTTATAATCAAGTTTATGCTTTTCGGCATCAATAACAACCATACTATGACGAACTGCTCTTGCTATTTCATCTTGTGTAGCGCCTTTCAAAGTCATGTCGGTGATAAGGTTTGAAATTTTACCCATCTCTGTTTGGGTGTTTTTCATAACCTTAATTTTTTGACCGTTACTATTGTAGTAGTCGTTTCCTTTTTTTACAGTACCATATTCCATTTTTGGGTCAAATCCTTCAAGACCTTTCAAAGGAGGCGTGGATATGATTTTAACTTTACCGCCGGTAGGAATGACCATTACGGTATCACCATCGAAATCAGCTCCGGATAACCTCGCTGCAACTTTACTATTAATTCCAATAGCATCAATAGGAGCATTTCCTAAAATTCGCCTAGCTTCAGCATGTTTATTATTAACAGTCAAAATTGGAATTTCGAAAGTGCCACCATGAGGATAACGAATAAGAGCCACTTGTTCTCCGTTCTTATAATTAGGAGCGTAAACCTCGTTATCCTTCATCGAAGTGATAGGTAAAATAACATGATACTTCTGCCGTGGTAAAGCTGCTGCTTGAAGATGAACAGCTGCTGCATCACAATCATCGGCAAAAGATTTGAGTAACGCTTTCTTTACTGTTGGGTTAGTAAGTGAACAAATCTCATCAAATTCAGCTTGTTTGTCGGCAGCTGCTAAATTTAGCTGTTTCTTAATAAGTGTAATACTTTGCTTTGACAAAAACTGAGAAGGAAGACCGTTTTTCCATTCGGCCCAATCTCCTTCTTCAGCTCTTTTATTAATCAAAGAAAGCTGACGTTTCCCGTTTTTATCTATGTAATAACTTTGTCCTCCAGCCTTGATAAGAGAACCAAAAGGATTATCAGGATCGTTGCTGATGTCTTTAAGAACGTCCATTTTTGGAACGTTTTTACTTTTGTTAGTATTAAAAATAACATCGACCCCGTCGGGCATGTCGTCAGAATATACAGCCATTCCTTTTATGTATTTTTTACCATCCACAAGAATACGGACCTGAGCATAATGGGATTCACCAAGAGAAAGATCTTCGACACCTCTTCGAATTTCGACGAGTCCGTCTTTTTCTGCTCCTCCCTCTTCGGCATAACGAATTTTTAGTCTACTGGAATCCATGCTCTTTGGATATACAAAGGTATCAAAGGTTTCTCCACCATCATGAGACACATAATCCCTAATAGAATTGATTTTATCAAAATTATAAATTTCTTTATGCTCAGTGCCAGGAGGACAGAGAACTTTGATATTAGTTTGCTTTCCGGGATTAGTCGCTTGCGGAACACCACCGCCATAAACTTTATAACCTTCCATTTCGAGAATATAAAGAGCTTGGTTCATTTTTTCTCTTGAAATCCCGAGTTCACGCTCAACCCCAACACCGACATCAATCATACCTTTTTCATCGACTTGCTTTTTGAGAAATTCGGCAGTTTTTCTAGCTTGGTTCATACGGACTTCTGATTTTTCGTTAAGAAGGGAGCGTATAGAAGAATCGTTTTTATACCCCATCTTTTCTGCAATTTGATTAAGAGAATATCCTTTCTCTCTTAAACTTTTAGCTGTGGCAACTTCGAGAGATCTTCTTTCATCTTTTGCTAATCCGATTTGCATTCTGAGCTGAGTAGTTGTTAGTCCCATGTATTCCGCTATTTCTTTCTCACTCATGCCGGCTTTCTTTAATTTATTAACTCGACTAAGAAAGTCGCCGCTGTGTTGGTACGGGTTTTTCCCACTTCCTAAAGGATATCTACCCGAACCAGGCCCGGGAGCACCGTCTAATTTTGAAACTCCGAAATGTTTTAAAATATCTTCAGCAATGGGATTCACGTTTAATAACCCTCCTGCTCTTTGATTTTATTGATTATTTTATCAAAGGTGATAATCTTATCCATGATTGAAGAAATATCTTCGGCTGTCGGATTATGATATAAAATTTGGTCTGACTGATATATTCGTAATTCGATATCGATATCAGCAGGATTCACTTTATATTCCAAACAAAAAAGAGCAGCATATATTTCAAGCTGCTCCATACGTGCCGGAACGACCCCGGATTTAAAATCATGGATTCTAAGCATTTTATTTCTGAAAGAAATAGCATCAGCTGTGCCGAAACAGTTTTCCGAATAAAATAAAGGTTGCTCAGGAGTCATTTTAAATCCAATTGCATCGTTAACATACATATTTAATGTTTTTTTAGACTTTGGAAGTTTTTGTCCCAATCTAATACATTGAGCTGCAAATTCATGAAGTTCTGTTCCTTTTTGAGCAGCCATAAATTTCGAATATGCTTCAATTAGTTTAGCTTCATCATAATTAATCCAATGGTATTTGCTAGCCCCAAGAAACGCATGTTGTCCTTCAAGGTTTAAATGCTTGTTGAAGTTCATGCAATACCTCCTCTTTATTCTCTGGGCATATGAATCTTGAGAATGACATCTCATTCATAAGACCAACATAGTATTCTTGATTTGGCTGTTTCTTAGCACCAGCGCTCTTTTTACATTCTAGGGAAGCCCACTTATTTTTATATAAAATAAGCAAGTCTGGAATTCCCTGAATTTGGTCCATTTTAAAAACCATACATCCCGGAAATAAGTCTTTAAGATTTTCAATAAGTCGATCTTGAAAACCACTTTCCAGTTTAGAACTTCTTGCCATAAGCAGGCCGCCTTTCATTTAAAAAATATGCAAACACAAAAGAGAAAGTAACGCCGGTCGCGTTATAACCCTTTCTCTTCATAAAAGGGCATGTTTTTTTCGCGAAGCTAAAATATCCAAATAAAATAAGAGTTCATTGTTTAAGACAGACTCTTAGGAAAAACTTTTTTTAAATCTATTAATATTTAAACTTATTTGTGGTAATAGGATTTCTTGCAAAATAATCGCTTTTTAAGCTTGTGGCCAAAAGCCCACTTTTTTTCGTTAATTATATATATTTATTAAACTTTTTATCGCGATTAAATAAGAAAAAAAAGTGGGAAAGTGGGCAGAAAACCCGCAAACCCGCATGAATACTGGGTTTCACCAAGCCCACTTTTGTTTTTAAAAGTGGGCAGAAAGTGGGCAAATGGCCACTTTTTCTCCCAAAATCGTCCGAAAACGCTTCGAAATTCTAACCAAAAGTTGGTATAATTTTCACAAAACTGGCCAAACCCATTTTGCCCAAAATAAAAGTGGGCAGAATTTTAACTTATTTTAAAGATTGTACGGACATAAAAGTAAAATAAAAAAGGGCTAGTTTCTTAAGCTAACCCTTTTTACTTAATCACAAATCTATTCCGTCCAATAATTAGCTGTTGTTTCTCAAATACCGAATCAGTATCCAGATGAGCCATAGTCCACCGGTTAACAGAACTAGAATAAAATCTAGAAGTATACCAAACGTACTACGCTTTTTAATTCTTCTACTCATAGCTTCCTCCTAATCTTTTATTATATTGATTGGTTTCCATAAAAGGAGATGTGAATTTCGCGTAGAATTATGTTCCAAATCTACCATATCAGAAACACCTTCATAGTAAGGGTTTTCAGCTACCACAACGCCTGTTGAATATTGAATGCCTTTACAAATATCTTTTTTTTAAACCTTACTTAAATGTCCCCAATTATCCCAATAGATATCTTCAATTACTTCAAATATAACTTCTTTACCTTCCATGATATAACTCCTTTCTCATCATAGCCAAAATGGCTAATGCATTAGCCCAACCTAATATCGAATTACAATTAGCCACACCATTTACATAAAGTTCAGGAATATTTCCGTCCGGACACTTTTTTAGAACCTTATATAAATAGTGTTCACCTTTTTCATGATCGCCGATGTCTATGTATATATTAGCCAAATATAAATCGCCTAATGTCCACTGGGCTTCATTGCCTAAAGGATTACTATAATCTGCATTATAATATTGGTCGCCTATATATCGTATACATCCATAATCCCTAACCAAACGACTCTCGACGTTAAAGAGTATTTCGTTTCGCTGTTTAGTATTAACCACATTGAACGGCCAAATAAGCGATAACAGAGCCATATCTACATCACGATCTTTAGTTTCTTTAGGTAATAACCGACTTAAAGCGGCCCTACCCTTCATGATGAGGTTTTCTGGTATTATTATATCACTCCTATTAAGTTTTTGTATAGCGTTCAAACCAGCAACGCATATACCTATTGAGGATGACCTCCCCCCACGCGACTCGTCTTCTTCCCAATAACCAGAATCACTATGATGCCAGTATTCTATTGCTTCCATATATTTAATAAGTAAGTTTATGATTTGAACGTCTTCAGAATCTCTTATAATTTTAAGTCCTCTTTCTTCACCTAAGGAAATACCATATAATAACTCGCCGCAAATATCATCTTGCTTGTTTTGCCAGTACGTATGAACTTCCCAACATGTTTCAGCACTAACTCTAGCATGTAAATGACGCCAAGTTTCGTCCGTAGGATTTTCGATCATACTTGAGAACTTCCTATATTCCGACTCCAGTTTTTTCAAATAATCCAAAATTGTATGATATGTTTGAACATAAAGATCTGGATCAAAATATAAAGATGGTAACGATTCATAGAAACAATCACGCAACCAGCAGAATTGTCTATAGAATTCACCAGTACTAGCAATATATAATCCGTTTGGCAATCTTAACTTCATAAGATTTTCGTACAATTTTTTAATCATAAAAATACCTCACTTATTAAATAAAATAAAAGAGCCCTTGTTAGGACTCCTCTCGGTCAATATATAATCCTCCAATCTGTTTTATTTTATCTTTAATAGTTAAATATGAACCTAGAAAAGTAATGTCGTTACGACAAGAAGTATCCATATCTATACGAGAAGTCGTATATACTTGTCGATCTTTAAATTCCTGAGCCTTACCGTCATTCCAATACTGTACAGGGCGATAATATCCAGTGATTCGACTGTAAATTTCTGTCTTCTCGCCGCAATTCGGACACACATCAACCTCTCCGTTCAAATATCCATGGTTTTTACAAATAGAATAAGTAGGAGAAATAGTGAAGTAAGGAAGCTTGTAGTTTTCTGCAATCTTACGAACCAGATTAGCAGCTGATTTCCAATCTGGAAGTTTCTCGCCAAGGAAAGCGTGAAATACTGTACCAGAGGTGTAAAGCGTTTGAAGCTCATCTTGAATATCAAGAGCTTCGAAAACATCATTCGTATAACCAACCGGCAGATGGGTCGAATTGGTGTAATACGGAGTCCCATTTTCATTCGCGGTGATTATGTCTGGATATAATTTCTTGTCATGCCTAGCGAAGCGGTATGCTGTAGACTCGGCAGGTGTAGCCTCGAGATTATAAAGGTCTCCGTAAAGCTCCTGATAATCACTTAGACGCTCTCTCATATGAATCAAAATATCTTTGGCAAACTTCTGAACTTCTGGAGAACCCAGATTTTTACGCAGCCACTTAGCATTAAGCCCCGCTTCGTTCATACCAACAAGACCAATGGTAGAGAAGTGGTTACCAAATGATCCCAAATATCTTTTAGTATAAGGATATAACCCTGCGTCTAAAAGCTTAGTAATGAAAGTCCGCTTAATCTTAAGAGAGCGAGCCGAAATATCCATTAAATGGTCGAGTCGTTCGTAGAAGTCTTTTTCATTTTCCGACAAATAAGCAATTCTCGGAAGATTAATCGTCACTACTCCAATTGAGCCGGTGGATTCTCCAGAGCCGAAATATCCACCATACTTCTTGCGAAGCTCTCTCAGATC